TGGGCATTTGAACCACATCCAGAAAACATAGCTTGTTATAGAGAAAATATGAAAGAGTTTACAAACTGGCAACTAGAAGAAATCGCATTATCAGATAAACAAATGGAGAACGCAGAATTATTTGCCTCACCAGATGAAAGTGGTAATGTAAGTTTACTTGCTCATGGTGTAACACATGGTAACTCTAAAAGAATTTTACAAGAAGAACAATTAAAGAAAACTTTAGTAGATGTAAAAAAACTTGACGATTACTTATATGAATTTAAAGGTAAGAATATAGATTTTATAAAAGTAGATTGCCAAGAGCATGAAAAAGAAATAGTAAATGGTGGTTTAGAATTACTAAAAGACCATGCAGCTGTTGTATGTTTAGAATTACCTTGTAGAAATCCTGATGAACAAAAATACCATGATAATATTGTTGCAGTATTAAAAGATATTGGTTACACACGAAGAGGTAATAAAAGAAAAGAAACTATCTTTACTAAGTGGGTAGATTAAATGTGTGCAATACACGGCATAGGTTACAGAAATGTAGGCGACATGGATCGCATGTTAGCCGTGGCACATCATAGGGGACCAGACCATAAACAATCCTGGCACGACACCGACATAACTCTAGGACATAATTTATTATCTATTGTAGATGATGAATTGAACTCACACCAACCTTGGGTTCATCACAACCTAGTTTTAGTTTTTAATGGAGAGATATACAACTATAAAGAACTGAAACTAGGTTTAAATTACGATTGGCAAACAGACACCGACACCGAACTACTTGCAGTAGGTTTACATAAACACGGCAAAGACTTCTTAGAAAAACTAGACGGCATGTTTGGTTTAGCTTTATATAACACAGAAACAAAAGAATTAGTTTTAGCAAGAGATTGCAATGGTACAAAACCTGTTTACTATGGTTTTTTAGATGGTAAATTATGTTTTTCTAGTGAGATCAAAAGTTTATTACATTTAGGATTTGACCGTAGAATATGTAAGAGAGCATTATCACATTATTACAATTCAGGTTATAATGCTGGTTATCTAACTATGTTTGAGGGTATTAAGAAGTTAGTACCAGGTGAAGTACAAACATATAGAGATAATAGATTAATTAACAAAATAAACCTTAATGATGTAACCTTATCTAATTTTCATATTAGTAATAATGAAAATGATGTAGCTGTAGAAGTAAGAGAACGTTTAAACAAATCAGTTGAAATGACTCTTATGGGTAGAAGAAACATTGGTTTATTTTTATCAGGTGGTATTGATAGTTCAAGTATCTTATATGAAATGTGCCAACTTGAAACACAACCAAAAACTTTTACATCACATTTTGCAACTATTGATCCTGGAAGTAGATTAAATTTAGATAGTGATTTAGCAAAGACATATTGCGAAATGTTGGGTGTACAAAACCATAGAGTACATCAAACACAACAAGATTACGTTGACGCATTAGAACCTACTTTCTATGCATTAGAAGAACCACGACAAGGTAAATCTTTTCCAACATATTATAATACAAACAAATTTTTATCAGAAAATAATATTACAGTAACATTAGCTGGTGATGGTGGTGATGAGGTTTTAGTAGGATATAAACATCATAAGTTTCCTGATTGGCATGGTAAATTAAAATCATTACGTAAAAATAATAGACCTTTAAATAATCCAGAATTGTGTTGTACACCAGATGACCAAATAGAATATCTAAATGAATGGTTACCACAAAAGAATATGAGAATGGATGATTTAAATAATTTTATGTATATAGAGTGTTTAAATAGTTTGTGTGATGACTTCTTAATACGTAATGATAAATTAGGTATGGCATTTAGTATGGAAGGTAGATTTCCAATAATGATGAAACACTTTACAGATTATGTTAGACAGATACCTAGTGCAATGAAAAAAGGTCCAGAGTTTGATAAGAATCCATTAAAATATAATAAACACCTATATAAATTAGCATATAAGAATAGATTGCCTGATATTATTCTTAATCATAAAAAGACAGGTTGGAGATTTCCTACTGATGAGATATTAATAGGTAGTAGAGAAAGACCAGCACCTGATAATAGTTTATTAAAAGATTATATCAGAGAGATTTTAAAAGACAAAGAATTAAGAGAGATATTTGAATTTAATGATGATGATGTTGAAAATAGATATTTAAATAATAGAGATCATCCACCAAAAGGCAGTAGGAAGAAAGCTGATATTGGTTTATTATCTCAGAAAGAATTATTTTTAACTTTAAATTTTGCAATATGGAAGAAAGTGTTTAAGGTAAGCATATGAAGATAAGAGTTGTAACAACGTGGAACAAACAGTTATATAGACAATACGCCCATAGATTTGAAAATACTTATTGTTGGGACTTTCCTTTAACTGTTTACAATGAAGATGATGGTATGTTTGATTTGATACCTGAATGTAAAGAGTTTGTTGAAAGAAACAAACACAGACCACATGCAGACTTTTTAAGGGACGCTACGAGATTTTGTTACAAAGTATATGCATATACACATGCTATACTAAATGATAATGATAGTGATTATATAATAGGTATAGACGCAGATAGTGTATTCTATCAACCTATGACAGAAAAGTTTGTAGCTGATAACTTACATAAACCAGATCATATGATGACATACTTAGGTAGAGGTGGTCAATATAGTGAATGTGGTTTCTTAGGTTTTAATATGCAACACCCCTATACAAAAATGTATGCAGCTACAATGAAAAAGATGTATGATAGTGATGAACTATTTAAATTAATTGAATGGCATGATAGTTATATTTGGGACCATGTAAGAATGAAATTTGAAGGCAAATATCAAATTAAAAATCTAAATATAGGCGATAGGAAAAAAGCACATGTACAGGCAAGATCAATACTTGCTAGATATTATGACCATACAAAAGGCGAAGTGAGAAAAAGACAAGGATTTAGTGCAGAGAATAAAGAAATAGAGGTGAAAAAATGATTAACGTCTTTATAGGATATGATAGTAAAGAAAAGGTTGCCTTTAATACATTATCATATTCAATACTAAAACATAGTACAAAACCGGTGGCAATAACACCGATTTACTTACCAAATATTAAAGATGACTTTGTAAGAGAGCGTAATGCTATTTCTAGTACAGAGTTTTCATTTAGTAGATTTATTATACCACACCTAATGAATTACAGAGGGTGGGCATTATTTATGGATTGCGACATGTTAATGACAACAGACATAGCTGAACTATGGAGGTTGCGTGATGACAAGTATGCTGTTCAAGTTTGTAAACACGATTATGTACCTAAACTAGAAAAGAAGTTTTTAGGTCAAGTACAAACAAAATACGAAAAGAAAAATTGGTCTAGTTTTATGTTAATGAATTGTGCTAAGTGTAATGAATTAACACCTGATTATGTAAACTCAGCAACAGGTTTACAATTACACCAATTTAAGTGGTTAGAGGGAGACCATATGATAGGCGATTTACCTTTAGAGTGGAACTGGCTAGTCGGTGAATATGATTATAAAAAAGATATAAACAATGTTCACTTTACTGAGGGTGGTCCTTACTTTGAAGATTACAAAGAGTGTGATTATGCAAATGATTGGTATGAATACTATAGAGAAAGTAGTAAAGTAAATTTAAAATGAAACACTTTGTTTTTGGAACACAACCGAAATATGATCGTATAGTTCAGGCATTTGCTGAAACGATAGATCATACTTATTTTCCAGCTACGAAAAGAGTAGATCAATGGGAAGAATCTGAGTGGATTGGTTTTGACCAAGAACAATGGATCAAAGATAAAAATCCTATCGTAGTATGTGGTATCTTACGTGGTACAGCTAAACTATTAAAGTTAGCAAGATTACATAAGATACCATATTACTTTATAGATCATGCTTATTTCTATCGAGGACACGATATAGACCCCACATTTGGTGATACATTTTATAGAGTTGTAAAAAACAATGAATATCTTTTTGGTATGACACAATTACAAGGTCATACAAATGTTATTGAACGTAATATAAAATTATTATCTAAAAAACATATCAGAATGAATTTAGACAAATACTATAATAATTTTGATGGTAAATATATTTTAGTTTTTCCACCAAGTGAACATCTATGTAAATATTGGAATATAGAAAGTGTAGAATATTGGATTGAACAAGTTAAAAAAAATATTTTAACAGGTACGGATAGAGAGATTATCGTATCTACAAAAAACGATAGTAAAAAATACCAAGATTATTTTCCAGACACACATTGTATGGTGTCTTTCACATCAACGGCACCGATAGAGGGATTGTTATTGGGTATACCTAGCATTTGTTGGAGTTTGTCTATGTTATCACCTGTATCCTGGAATTATGAGTTGTACACAGAAATAGAAAAGATTAGAACCTTTGATTATAGAGGTCATAGAAAAAATAGAGGTCTTGCTATTGCAGCTTGGCGAGATCACCTATTAGCTAATCAGTTTACATTATCAGAGATGAAATCAGGTTATGCAAAAGAAACAGTTGACAAATTACAAAAAGGATTACATATCTATTTACCAAAGAATTATCAAAAAGTATGATTATTTGCCACGAAATACCATGGAAAGATTGTTTATCACATCAAATCTGGCCACAAATTAAGAAAGGTTGGAAAGATGAAGATAGAAATATACATTTCTTTTGGGGATTAGGTGGAAAAAATATACCCGAATTGCAAGAAGTAATTAAAAAGGGCGAAGAGTGGTGGTTTGTAGATACAGGTTATTTAACGGAACAGATAGTTAGATATCCAATACCAAAGATAATGGACTATGATAGAACATACTTTAGAATTTGTAAAGGTAATATTCATAGTATTAATGTTAGGGTTGGTGACGGTTCACGTTTACAAAAATTAGAAAGTCAAGGTATTGACACAGAGTTTAGAGGGTGGAATACAGGTGAAACAAAACATATTTTACTCGCTCCTTCTAGTCCTACTGTAACACATCATATAAATGGTATGACGCAGGAAGAATGGGCAGACAGTATAACTAAAATGATTAGACGTTTTACTGATAGAGAAATACGATTTAGAAATAAACCAAGACCAAATAATAAATGGTGGAATACTGATATTATAGATGACTTGAAAGATTGTCATGCCTTAGTTACAAATATGTCCTTGTCAGCTATTGTTGCAGTACAAAACATGGTACCTGTATTTACACATCAACGTAAT